CACAGGCGTTTTTTCTGGTACGCGAGGGCTGTTGGAATAGTTTGAGCCGGTCGGATCGGATGAGGGGTTTTCGCCAGAAGGCTGAGAGCCGGGGAAGTTTCTTGTCCGTGTATCTGTACGGTTGTCCGCATAGTTTGGCTTGAAATTGCGATAAAGCAATTCTAGCTCGTCCATTGCGGGGAGATACCAATTCGTCCCGCCTTGTGTTGCTGGCGCTGGGTATTGGTTCCTCACCTCATCAATGAAGTTGTGGGCTTCGTATTTGGCATCATTTTTGTTAATAATGACGTTAGTTGCCTCAAGGCCATTCCATCGCGTCAAAGTGCCAGCTTCTCCAGCGGTGGTACGCGTTGTATCCCACTCAAGGTCGCCCGTGGTTAGCCCCGATGCAGGCGATGACCCCCGGCCGCCCTCTAGCTCTTTCGGTGCGACAATGAGCGCATAGCGAAGGCCAGTCTGGTAGTCATCATTGGACTGGATAGTGCCCTTGATCGTGTCGATGACACCAGCAAAGTATCCGCCAGCAACCGGAGCGCCGATGTCATTGTAGGCAACAGCACGAGCAACAGCAGGGTCAATGCCTTGGTCAATAAGATCACCACCTACAGCTTCTTCTTTCGCAAGAGGAAAACCACCTGTAGTTGCTCCATCGTGGACCACTGCTGTATTTTTATCTGTGTCTACAGTTACTTCCGATGCTGCGCCAGTAAAACTTTCGTGCTGCGAGGTAGTGCCCCGCCGTAGTTTAAGTTCTGTTGCCATGTTTAAATGCTCCCTAGATCAAGAGATGTTGCTAGTTTGTCGTCTGTTACTGCCTGATTAGCAATCTGCGCTGTATCCACTTCATCTAGCGCAGCTAAAGCGCCAGAATCAGAAATGGTTGACAGTGTTTGTGTGCCAGTGTGATTGGCTCGGTCAAGGTAATAAGTTCCTTCTTGACCATCTAAAGTATCTGAGTCAACATTCAGCGCATCAACAAAAGTCTTGTCTACACGAGCATCAATGTCTGCGTTAACCCGAGCGTCAGTGTAGTAAAGATTAGTGCCTTCAGTTAGATCGCTTGTGCTTTTAGCAGAAAAGTCTGTGTCAAAGTCAGAAGACTTGTAGGTAGTAACAGAAAATTCACCTGTTGTAGCGTTATAACTTAAATCGCCTGCTGCGCTTAGTAGGGCACGCACTTCTGCGTCAGTTCTTTCAGTAAATGAAAACTCGCCTGTAGCAGAATTGTAAGTAAGGTCACCAGCAGCAGAAAAAAGCGAACGGATTTCAGAATCACTTCTGCTAGAAAGAGAAAGCCAGCTAGAACCGTCATAAGCTCTTAAAGCATCTAGCGTAGTGTCAAAATACAAATCTCCTGCTTGCAAAGCAGAACCATCTGATCTTGTTGCTGGTTCAGAAGAAGCAGCGCCAATGTAAACATCAGCAAAGTTAGTTACATCAGTAACGTTATTTGCTACTGTTGTTACGTCTGAGCTAATGCCTGAGACTGTGCTTACATCAGAAGAAATGCCAGATACTGTTGTCACATCTGTACTAACATTAGAAACACTAGTTACATCAGAAGATATTCCAGCTACAGTAGTGACGTCTGTATCTACGGCTGCCACAGAAGATACATCAGTATCAATGTCCGCAACAGCTTGAACATCATCCCTAATGTTAAAAACAGTTATAATATAACCATCAGGTGTGCCAACCACACCTTCAGTTACACCTGTAATGCTGCCTAAATCATAGTCAAAACCTGCTCCAGCTAGATCAGAAGCAACTACGTCTACAGAGTTGATGTTTGAAGCAACATCGCCTATATCTGCTCCATCAGCAGCAACGATAGTCACTTCTGTGCTAATTCCTGCTACTGTGCTTACATCTGCAATATTGTTACCAACTGTTCCAATGTCTGCTTCGTCAGCAGCAACAGAAGTTATATCAGAAGCAATTCCCGCAACTGTTGTGACATCAATGCTAACTCCAGAAACAGAACTGATGTCAGAAGAAATTCCAGCAGCAGTTGTAACATCAGAAGATATATCTGCAACAGTTTCTACATCAACAGCAATGCCTGCTACTGTGTTAATGTTTGTCTGCTCTGTGGCGGTAGGCTTTACGTTAAACCACTGATTAGAAAATACATCGTATACTCGGGTAATGTTTGTGCCTGTATTGTAGTACAAAGCCCCGTCGATCAGCGCATCACCATCATTATCTGTAGATGGATCAAATGATTTAGCACCTAGATACCTATCATCAAAGTCATCTAGTGTGCTTAGGGCCGCTGCCTCCGCTGCTTCCGCTGCGTTCTTAGCTGCAATAGCATCGTTCACTGCATCAGCAATGTCTTGAGCAGTGGCTACTATCTCACCGTTGACGATAGTGGCGTTTTTAGAACCTCTGAATAGTGACATTTAGTCTTCCTCTTACAATGTCGGGCTAATGCTTTGCGGAGACTGGTTTTCTTCCACTGTTTCAGGGATCGCTACATTACCTTCCACAATATCCTTGAACTGGACAAGAGAGCTTAAACCAACCCTCGCAGCAATCTTGTCATAGTTCCTGCTGTAAAAGTCTGTTGAGAGAAGTCTACGAAGATCGTTGAACCTTGAAGGGTCAGACAGTATTTCTACAAGCTGCCTTTGCCCTCTTTCTTGTAACTGACCAAGAGTTGCAGTCAAGGCCCGACCTTTAACAGATAGAGGTGGAAAGGGCACTCTCAGGAACTTCTGCATCCCTTCGGCACCACCGATGCCTCTCTGGAAGATTTGAGAAAGCTGCTCATTGATAGGTCTACCAGCAGTCTGCTCCGTAACTGGCTGTCTTAGCTGCGCTACATCTCGAAGCGTTCTTAGGTTTGAGAGATAAACATCACCAAACACTGACCTAGCGACCCTAGAGCCATTTGATTGAAGAAAATTATCAATTTTGTTGGGCTGAATTCTGCCATTTGAATCAACAAGTTCATTCCTGACTTCTGTCGCAAGAGCGCGATCAAAAAGCCCTCGCTCTGACTTGGGCAAGGCGCTCCTTACAGTGCCGATTCTTTCAGGGGTTAGGTCGTCAATTTTGGCATAGACCTCGTTTGCTATTTTGTTTGGGCTGACAAAACTTTCACCAAGAATCCTATCTGTAACCCTAGATGCTGCTTGATATTGATTTCTTCTTTCTCTGACAGCCTTTGCTGCATCTGCAACAGAGTCAAATTGCTCTGCAATATCTTCGCCCTCAAAGATACGAGAAAGCGCCCTTCTTTTGGGGCCGTCTAAATACCTTCTTAAAGCTGCCTCGGAGATTTCTCCGTTTTTAGTAGACTTGTCAAGAACATGAGAAATAACACCTCTTCTAAATTGAGTCAAGGCTTCTCCACCCGTAGGCAGTCTGCCCATTGCTTCAACAAAAGTATCAGCTTCCTCGGGTGAACGTACAATTCTTTCAAACGCAGTGTCACTAGTAACCACTGGAGTCCCGTCTGCGCGAAGAGTTGTAAACTCGTCAACAAAAGATTGATTGTAATCTGCTGATGCCCTTGCATACTCAGCGTCTAACTCTGCAAGCTGCTGTTGTTTTTGTGGGCCTACGGCTCTAGACCTAATGCCTTCTAAAGAACTTTCTAATTCACGAAGAATAGATGCTTTTTGAGGATCATCAACAATTCCGGGCCTGCGAAGCTCTCTTCTTATATCAACAAGAGCGTTCTGTACTTCTGTTAGGCTTGCATTTTCAGAAGTCAGCTTGTTAGTCCACTCAAGCAAATTGTTTGAATTTAGTGTTAACTCAGAATCAATAGTAAGGCCAGCCTGCTCTGCCTCTTTTAATACCTTCTGGTCAGTCAAGCTAAGAGATGGTAAGATTTTTTGCCCTCTTTGATCTCTTAGGTTTTCAGCAGTCTGCCTTAAAGGTGCTAAATCGGCTTCTGTTAGTGCCTCATTGCCAAATAAAGTTTGATAGCGGCTTGCAAACTCTTCATTAAAAAGCTGCCTGCGGCCAAGAACAATTTCGCCTCTTGCAATAGCTGCGGCTCTTTCTGGCGTAGCGCCTGCCCGTTCTCTCAGTGGCGAAACCGCTGACTCTGTTCTTGCCTCAAGTCGGTCAACATCTTCTTTTGCTTTTCTTTCAAATGTTTGTGCTACTCTGGCCCTTTCGTCAGGAGTCACTGGAGTTCCTAAAGTCTGCCTTTCAAGGTTTTCCTGAAACCTGCGCTGCCCCTCAAAAATATCTGTAAGCTGCTCCCCACCGCCTTGCCGTGCCGCTGTTCTTTCAGCAATACGCATTTCTGGGCTATCTGCGGCTTGCCCTGCCGTCATAGGCAAGTCTTCTCCAGTTGCACCCTTTGCTCTGGTTTTTAAATCCCTAGCTCTTTCAAAAGCCTCGTCTACATTTGCTGTGTTAGCGAGTGCTTCAACTACTTCAGGAGATGCGCCAAGCTGACGGGCAAGTAGCTGCCTAGTTCCTCTGGCAATAACTCCGCCACCAGCCGTCCATATAGCAGCCTCTAACCCTCTTTCTAACGATCTTGCAGTTATTTCTTCATCTGTAATTTCTGGCAAGTAGCCTTGCTCTCTTGCTCTTTCAAGACTAACCTTTGCGCCGGTGCCTTCACCAACGGCAACGCCAATAGTAGTTCCTGCTCCTGCTAAAAGAGGATTGCCAGTGGTCGCGCCTGCTTTTAATCCTCCAAGACCTCCAACAACTCCAAGCCCAAGCCTCCCAGATTCAGGGCCAGCAGCAGCAAGGTCTGAAAGGTTAAAACCCGGAGGATTTACAAGGGCAAACTGATCTTGATCTTTTGTCTTGTACTCTAATTTACCAGTATCAGGACCAACACGAACTTCGTAATCTTCGCCTAAAGCGTTTCTTACGATCCTTGCCTGCTCTTCAGGCTCAAGCGCTGCCCTACCCGTTGCAGTCATTTCAGCGGAAGGTGCAGAAAGAGCAAGCGCAGTTCGGGCTTCGTAAGGCGCAGGACGGCTTGGGTCAACACCCGCCTCTCTTGCAGCGTCTCTAGCCCTGTCAAAAACACCACGGGTTTCTCTATTAGCAAGCTGCGCTGGCGGAGGTCCGGGCAGTGTATTGATATTAGCTGCTCTTTCTCTAGCCACATCTTGCTGGCTCTGCCGACGAGCAGACGGTGGCGGAGCGGCAGACTGTCTTTGTTGGGTCGCCTGCTGGTTTCCAAATTGTTTGTTTAAAACATTAGCAATTTCTTCATTAGACATGCTATCTGGAAACTCAGCTTCTCTGCCGTCTGGAAGTTCTACGATCTTTGCCATAATAAACTACTCTAACCTTCCCGTCTCAGGGTTATATCTTAAACGCTCGTTTTGGCCTTCTTGACTGCCCCCCTCTTGGCCTTGCGCTCCACCAGATTTAGATTTAAGTTGCTCATAGTAAGTGTCTCTTAGCTCTCTAAATTCATCAAGACTTCTTTCATCTCTTTTTTCTAGTGCGTTAGAAAATTCATCTGGTGTCGTTGCCGACAAGAACATCCTAGAATCTCTTTTAGCGATTTCCGCCGCTGCTCTTTGTGTAGCAATAGCCTTCAAGTTAGCATCTCTGCTCTTACCAATTCCGGGCTGAGCATTCTGCGCCAATCTAACCTCTCTGTCGTTAAGGTTGCCCTTAAACTTATCAAATCCTCTAATGACAAGGTCAGTATAAAGCCTGTTAAGTTCTTGTTTTCCGCTTAAATCACCAATCCCTTCATACCCTAAAGAGCTTAGCGCCCTTTCAAAATCCAACCCAAGCGCTTCGGCGTATCCTTGAGCTCCTGTAATAAGAGGTTGAAGTGCATCTTGAGGAATGTCTTCTTGTACTGCCAAGTCTTCAATCGCACCAAGAGTAAACTCTATATTTCTTGCTTGATTTCCTGCCTCTGCTGCATTTTCGACAGTGGATACTTGAGGTCCAGAAAGTTCGGGTCTTTCTCTTTGGTCAATAGACACCTGAGGGGTTCTGCTGCTAGTTGAATAGCCTTGTCCGGTGATATTTTCTCCGCTTAATGTGCGGAGTTCGTTGCCTTCCACTCTGGCTTGCACAGCCTCTCCACCCGGGCCATAGTAGGTTTTGAACTCGCCTTGTCCTGTTTCAACATCACCGCCAGTCCGCATAAACTCTCGATACTCTGGTGTACCCGGTTCTAGCCCAGCCTGCTGCGCTCTAAATGCAAGGTTTTGAGCGGCGGCTGGAAGTTCGGGCTGCTCTGGAGCAAACTGACTTTCAATCTGCCTTGCTTGGAGCAGAGAGCGTGTAGCTAACTGAGGCTGCCCTAATTCTTGGAACCGACCAGCAACAAAGTCCCCAAACTCTCTGGGGTTAGACATTGGGTCTAGCCCACGATCAGCGACTTCTTTCTGCACCTGCCGGATTGCTTCTGATTGCTGTACTTCTGCTGGTTTGTCAACAATGCCTAGCCCTTCAGTAGCAGCACGGCCACCCATACCAATTAAGCCTCCAAAAGAAGCGCCTAATCGAGCGTAGGGGTTTTGTCCAGCGCCAGCAATGGCTTCGTTAAGGAGCCGTGATCTACGCCGACCTCTGCTTTCTGGTTGACTAAATACACCGCCGCCTAGCAGCCCACTCTGCTGTTGAGCATTGCTAGACTGACCTAATAAATCTTGTAGTCCCATTAGACCTTGTGCCATATCTCTTATCCTGTTGGAAATTGGTAGAAACTTCCGTTGCTTGGACCGAAGGAACCTACGCCGCTAAATCCTTGAGTGTTTGGCAAGAAACTGCCTGACCCGTACGTTGAGGCGGAGAGTGGGTCTTGAGTTGTCATCCCTCCGCCGTTGTTAAAACCCCCGAAAGCTGTGGCCCCCGCTCCCACTAAGCTGCTAAAGAAGTTAGCTTGGTTAGCATCAGCTTGTTGTCTAAGACTAGCAGTACCTTCTTGTGCTTGCAAGTCGCCTCGACCAAGGTTGCCACCAAGTTCTGCAAGACCCAGAGGCTGCTGAGCAACACCAAGAGCGGCTTGTAGCGACTGTAGCTGCTGCTGCCTTGCTTGCTGCTGAAGATTGCCCTCAAACTGCTGTCTTGCAAGCTCCTGCTGAGCACCTTGACCAAGTGCGCCAAGACCAAGTTGTTCAAGCCCAACAGCTTGCCCAAGTAGCCCTTGACCCTGCTGGAACGCCTGCTGCTGTTGCTGCTGTGCGCCTCTAAGCAGAGCTTGGTTTTGACCAGTTCTTGTAGCTTCTTGTTGTAAAGCCCCAGTAGTAGAGCCCAGCAATCCTTGGTTAAGCAGTCGTGACTCTTGAGAAAGTCGCTGGCGTTCTAGTTCAGGACCATAAATCTGTCTCTGAAAGTCTAAAGCTGCTTGCGGATCTCTAGCAAGATCAAATTGAGTCTGTGCTCTACCAAGCAAACCTTGAGCTTGTTCTTGAAACCTAGGGGCTTGAGAAAGAACATCTTGAGCGGCTTGTTCTAAACCACCTGTCTGCCCCATAAGAGACATTGCTGAAGGAGTTGTAGGCTGACCCTGTGCCAGAAGGCCACCAAAAATGCCTGCTAGCTCGGGAGACAACTCTAAGTTAGCATTGTTTCCACTAAAGTCTACATTCCCTAAAGCTGATTGTACGTTGTAGGGATTGTACTCTAATGGCTTAACAGAGTCGCCACCTTCTACACCAAAAAGTCCACCTACTTTGTCTACTACACCACCCATTATTGTCTCCTAGTCAACCGATAAACCTCTCTTGCAACACCATCGTCACAATTAGGCCTGTGGTCTAGTTCAAGTCCGTAAATACTCATAAACTTCTTTAGCTTCTTGTTTTCTGTTTTTGTCAGAACGTACAGCGGATCAACGTGTAAATCCATCAGTTTGTCTAGGTCTTTGCCAAAATTCTGTCTGACAGTCTTGTTGTACTTGTACACATCAGCGTGAATAAAGTTAGCAATGCCTCTATAATTTTCTAGCCAAATTGTGTACTCAGGTCTTTTAACTACTGGAACTCGATGAATCATCATAGCTTCATAATATACGCAAGCGCAAAGTATGGAGGACGGTTTTCGTGAGCGTTGTCGCCGCCAGTGTTGTTGATAATGTGAGTGTGTTCACTATTATTGGAATCAATACTTATTCCAGTTGTTGATGACGCAGTTGAATCTGTAGTTGGAGTGCCAGCTAGATCACTTTCATTACCATTGTCTACATTTTCTTTAAAGTTTGTTCTAGTATGGCTATGGCTATGCCCCGGATCAGTAATCGAGTGAGTATGACTGCCAGAAGGGTCTATAGTGTGATTGTGAGACGGTAATTCGTTTTCTGTAAGCTGTACAGATTTTTCGCCGCCTACATCGTTTCTGTCGTATTCATCTCCAGCACCTACAATAAACCTATTTCTAAGATCAGGCGTGCCGTCTGTTCCGTCACACAAAGACCATCCAGTAGGAATTGCGCTAATAAGCCCTGACCACATAATAATGCCGCCCGAAGGGACAGTAGCGTTGCCAGCAAAACCGCTGTCAATAACGTTGCCATTAGCGTTTAGGGCTGCAAGGTTGTTTGTAGTTGCCGCAGAGACTTTATCTATTTTACTGCCAATAGCAGAAGCAATTGAATCAAACTCATTATCTATTTCAGCGCCAGAAACTACCTTGTCGGGATCACCGCTAGTCAGCGTATCCTTGACAGAAAAGTTAGTCGCTTTATTATAATTGCTCATACGGTAGCTCTCCTAGAAACCTTGCCTGATTTAAGGTAAAGGTCTGATCTTTGAATCTCAATTTCTGAACCAATAATTTCTGTTCTAAACCCAAACTGCACTGATTTGCCTGATCCCGACATACGGTAAATTAGCGTAGACACTGGGTTAATGCGAGAATACTCAGCAATACCGTATTCTGACTTCCCGTACTCTGATGCCTCAAACTGTATTTCTACTTCGTTAGACTCGTTATCATAAACGGTAGAAAGAAAATCATAAGACCAATCAAAAGTAATATCGCTTGAGTAACCACCTTTAATAGTAACAACAGCCTGCTTAAAAATTTTCTTAGTTGTCAGGCTTTCTTCGCCGCCAGAAGTCCAACCCGTCTTAAAAAACAGGTCGTAGGTTTCGCCGTTGTCAGAGTATCCATTGTAAAGGCCAACGTAGCCGTTTTTTCCAACATAAAGATTATCTGAACGATCTACTGCAAGCGCGGTTGGGTTAATTCCTGTCCAGACAAAAATCCTTGCTTTATTATCAGGCGTTTGGTACCTAAGGTTAAGGTAAAAAGTACGTCCAGAACTTGGAAATGTAATAAGGTAGTAGCCATCATCAGGCTTGTAAGCTGACTTCACATTACTTTCTGGCTCACCTAGCGAAAAAATAGACAGGAAATCACTTACGTTATCTGCTAAGTTAGCAAGAGGTAGTGACCGGATGTCGCCACCAGCCTGAATGTTTCGGGCTAGTGAAATTATCCCTTGCTCGGACAAAAAGATAATGTCGTTGCCAATGTTTTGTACAGAATCACGAGCAATGCAACCCGTGTTGTTAATAATGTCTACAATTGACAGATTGTTGTTGGGGTCTTCACCACCAGAGTACAACACAATCTGCTTTCTACCAAAAATAACTAAGTAGTTGTTAAATTCTTGGATAGAGACGATTTCGTCTGCACCGTTAGCCCAGACCGTGTACATGTTAATTGTGCCAGAAGAGCCACTGTTTAATACACCTTCTTGCAATAAGTCGGTATATTTAATTGTTTGCCTGTCTGCTTCAACATACCAAATTCGACCCCAAGCAGCCAGCGCATCAATAGGATCATCTGGTGTAGTGTCAAAAGAAATGTCTGAAAAGTCGCCGCTGTTAGATTTAACAATTGGATCATGGCCCGCCTGCACGCCAACGCACTTGCCGTTAAAATTTACAAACTTCCAATTGTCACTTGTAGGCGTTGTGATTGTGCCAGTCACATCAGTAATTGACACTGTGCCTTCAAAAATTTTATTGTCAGCAGTAGAAATAATTCTTGATTGCTCGCCAGAATCAATGTATTCGTGCAATACCTTTATGTCTGCTCCGCCAGCAATTTGCGTGCTGTTTTGTGCCTGCCACCCTTTTCTTGCAGCAATAACACCTGTGTTAGCTACAATAGCATTTCTCGAAGTAGTACACCACTGCGGCCCAATCTCTAGGCTGCTGGACTTGGTGTTAATGCCATAAGAGCCGGGGGCAATTACAGATAATGGAGTAAGTGTTTTAGCCATACTTACACAACGTACCAATTAGGTTCGTCAGAGGTATTCTCAGAGTCCCAGCTAATAGCGTCAGCTAAAGCAGTCTGATACTCCTTGAATGCTAGGTCGGAAAGGTAGCCCTGATCCTCACCACGCTCGTAAATAGCCCTTGACCAAGCGCCAAAAACGATGGGCTGGACAGGACACTGAATTTGTGTCGAGTCATCATCACCGTTAGTCGCAAAATCTTCCTGTGGAAGAATGATGTCAAAGTTTAGAGAGTAGGCTTTATCAGGGATTGGGTATAGATCAACGATAACATCGCCTTCGTTGTCAAACCCGTTGAACTCAAACCACTGCGGCTGGTTTTCAGTGACGTCATCGTGGTTTAGTTGTCTGGACATCCAGCGAGTGCTGGGTGATTTTTGTAGGAACACATCTTCTGTGTCGTTAAAAACTGCCGCCCTGCCAAGGTAATCCTTGACAAGACGAAAGCGACGGGTCGAACCCGTCAATGAATATCGAAACACACCTTGCTCGGTTGTCACCTGAATGGTGTTTTTTAGGTGCGTCCAATTCCAAGCATCCTCTACCTCTCTTTTGGCGTCATTGACAAAAGTGCCAATTAGACGTGTATAGGCGTTGTTGTTAACTGAAGTCGCTTCACGCTCTCTAAGGCGTCTGAGGACTGAGTTTACTGCGGAGAGGTAGGTAGCCATTCTTATTCCTCAGTTTCTTCTGTGTACGTCTTCTTTGGGCGTCCTGCTGGCTTTTTCTCTGCCTTTTTGTAACGCTTAACGCGCCAAAGATTCTGGTCCCAGTGTTCTTCTGTTACTTCAAACGTGTTACCAGTTTTGGTATCTTCAACTGTTACCATATAAACCTCTTAAAAGAAGCCGGGGGAGAGATCCTCCCCCAGCCTAAATTACCTACCTACGATTAGGAAGGAACAACTGCAACGATTGCGGCATCGTCACGAAGCTCTGCGGTGCCGTAAAGCATATCTACGGTCAGCAGATCACCAAGGTACTCTTGCTTGTACTGAGTCTGTACGCGAGGTGAAAGCTGAGTTGCTAGAACCATTGCGCTCTCGTGGAACATGGCGGCGGCGCGGTAGTCCGTGCTGTCGTCATCAGCAGTGACCGTTGGGACGTTGCTGGAGACGTAGACTTCTACACCGTAAATGTTACCCACGCGACCGTTACGGATGCTGTTCTGAGCACCAGTCTCACCGACAAATGCCTGCTCGGTGAAGCGATCAATGCCGAGAAGGTTGTTCTTCTCAACAGGCGGGATTACGAGATAACGCTGTGAGTTCGGAACATCAGCGTCGTCAAGCGTCTGGATCATGGTACGGATACCAGCATCAGTAAGGGCTGCGCCGTTACCGCTGTTGGTGTTGGCTGTCGGATCGAAAGCCGTTGAACCGTCTGTACCAATGACTGCACCGCTGTAGTTAGTGCCGCCCTGAAAAGCAGCAAACAGAGCGCCAAGATCGCTATCAGCCCGCTTGGCAAGCGCAAAACCAGCGTCATCAGTGTAGAACTGACGAAGCGTGTTAAGAGCCTGAGTTTCCACAATGTCTTCGATAAGACGTGAATACTCAAAATGCTTGTCGATGTTGACAAGAACTTCGCCCTCGGTGTTGCTGATTAGCGTAACCTGACTTTCAGCTGTCTTCTGGCTGGCGTCGCCACGAACCGGAGCAGGGATATGGATTACATCACCCTTGCGGCCCTGATGGTTCATGTTCTTTACGAGATTGGCAAGAACAAGGTTGCTCTTGAATGATGCGATAACTTCGTCGCTCCAAACCTCAGGTACAAAAGTAGCTGCGGCTGTGGAGGTAACGTGATTACTTCCTAGTGCCATGATTAAATTCTCCTACGAATTATTTAACTCTCCCCTCTTG